ACATTCTAATGTATAAGCAACTTCTGATGGTCTAGTTCTAGAATAATCTTTAATTTCCATAACAAATAAATCTAATTGATAGCCTTTTAATCTAGAACCACTATTAAAAGGTTCTCTTCTACTAATCTTTAATTTTATTTGTTCATTTCCACTTAATCGTAAATCATTTATAAGTCCAATATTATCTTTTAAAAAAATTTCAACAGAAATACCTGATTGATATATGCTTTCATTTATAAAAATATTTTGTAATAAGTCTTGAAGATTTATTTGTTCGCCAGAATTTGTATACAAAAAAATTTCATTTATAATAAATGCTTTAGGAGTAGGTGCAATAGAATTTGCATTTTCAAGACTATAATTAAACATTTAAAAATTCTTCGAATTTATTTACAAAAGTTCCTATATAATTTGGATCAATATATCTTATTTTAGATCGTTCTTCATTGAGCTCAAACTCATGTGTACGATATGTCACATACGAAAGTTGATAATCAAGCTCACCACCTGATATATGTAAATCATTTGTTACTGGTTTTTTATCGCCATCATCTGTGCGATAATAAAAATATGGAGCATCTGCAAATTGAAAAACACGATATGTTGAAACACTATCGCCTGATGTCTGTCCTACGATTAATTCAGTTGTATTATTTGCAAGTGTAGGATCACCAATAAAAGCTCCACCAGTTACATTTTGAATCACAATTTGATTCATGTCAATATTCTTTTTCGTAAATGTACCAGTAGCTCCTGATGTTGCACCCACCATTGTTTCACCAAGTGTAAATCTACCAGCAAGACTATTACGATGATCAGTAATAATACCATCAGTATTTCTTACAATAACAGGATTTGTTTCAATAACATAACCTTCATATTCGTCTTGCATATAATCAAATAATTGTTCCTGACTCATTGGCCATGCTCTCATACCATCATGAAGAAAATCGTTAATAGCAAAAAATGTCCAATAATATGCTGATGTACCATAAAGTCTTAATGATACTACATCTGGTCGCTCACCATTTTTAACTTCATAGAATTTATATGCTGAATAATTATCTAAAAATGTTGGTAAAGGTCTTACTCCTCTAAAGATATCGACCATATTTTGTTTAACACCTCTACGATTAAAATCATATTCTACTTTTGGAAACTGTTTAAAAAATGACATTATCCTTCACCTCCCTCTCCAGTTGGAGAAACATCTAATCTTGGACCTTCTGGTCTTGCATAATTCTGAGTTACATTTTTACCAGATACATCTTTATATAGATCTTGTCTAGATAACATACGACCTTCTTGAAATGTAAGTGTCATTTGAGTTGAAGTTGGTGCATATCCCCAATCTGTTTTATGAAAACTATTACCTTCTGGATTAATAACTACATCTAAATTTGCTAAATAAGCATCATAGATCATAGGCATATAAACTGATTCTGTATCACTACCGCCATCAAAAAATTGAATTCTAAAAATTGGAGGATATTTAGAAACAAATCCTTCTAACTCTGGATACATATATTTTCTAAAATATGATTCTATTACGTGTATTCTTTCTGAATCTTCTGCTCTTTCTGGCACTAATGTAAAGGAAAATGTAAATGATCTTAAATTCATTGATTCAAAAGCGAGTGCAGTTTGTGGATTAAATGCAACTCCACGGCTAAATGCAGTTGCTGCAACCGTATTTTGATCAGCACCTAATTTGTCTAAGACTTTTAAACCAGCAACTAAAGTTTCATCTCTTGAAATAATCTCATTTGTATTACCAGATGATACTTGATTAATTACATTTTTTGCTGCTGATATTGTTCCAAGTTCAAGACCAGCATAATTTGCACTATCAGTAAATTGTAATCCTGAAGGAAGATATAATTGTACTGCATCAAATCCAAAATTTAAATCTTTTTTCATTGGACTGAATCGTACACTTGGTAAACCTTCACCATCTATTCCAGCTGATCTCATTTCTTGTGGAAATACTATTGTACTCATTCTTTTTTCCTGTATAAATAAATAAAACTATATAGGTTATTTATATGAGTTACAAAGGAAGATACACAATTAAAAATCCAGATAAGTATGCTGGTGATGCTAAGAAGGTAATATATCGTTCTCTCTGGGAACGTAATACATTTCGATGGTGTGAAAACAATCCAAAAGTAAAACTCTGGAACTCAGAAGAGGTCGTAGTGCCATACGTATCGTCTGTTGATAAGAAACTACATAGGTATTATGTCGATTTATTGATTCAAATGGACAATAAAAAGACTTATCTCATAGAAATTAAACCTAAAAAGGAAACTCAACCACCTAAATCTAGGTCAAGAAGAACTAAAAAGTTTATCAATGAACAGTTAACCTATATCAAAAATAATGATAAATGGGAAGCTGCCAATAAATTTGCCGAACATAATGGATGGAAATTCCAGGTATGGACTGAAGAAACTTTAAAGAATCTCGGCATCAAAGTACTATAATTTTTTTATAAATAGTTTATATGGCAAGTTTATTTGATACATTACAAGCACAAGCTTTTAGAGCTGGAATTACTACAAGAACTAAAAAATCTCGTAATTGGTTTCAGAAAAAAGTACAAGAATTACAAATGCCAAGTCGACAAAGCATCTTAAAAGATTCTGCTTTGGAAAAAACCACAAGAGAAATACGTGGTAATATGTATATGTATTTTTACGATCCAAAGCATAAGGAAACTTTACCATACTATGATAGATTTCCTTTAACTATAATGGTTGATCCAGCTCCTGGCGGATTTTATGGATTAAATTTACATTATTTAAACTACGGAGTAAGAGCACGATTTTTAGATGAACTTATGAGTTTAGCTCCTAATAATGTAAAAGATACAACTCGACTTGTAAAATTAAGATATAATCTTTTAAGTGGTGTAAGAAAATATAAAGAATTTAAGCCATGTTTTAAACATTATTTAGGTAATCATATTGCTTCTCGTATATCGAGAGTACCAATGACTGAATGGGAAATTGCAATATTCTTACCAGTAGAACAATTTAAGAAGAAGAGTAAGGCATCTATATGGCAGGAAAGCCTTAAAATTGCGAGAAGTTAATGAGTAGTATTGATAATTTAAAATCATTAATATCAAAGAAAGGTGGAGTAGCTCCATCTAATAGATTTAATGTCATCTTTACACCACCAAGTCAATCACTTTTAAATCTTGATCCACAAGCAATTATTGGTTCAGTGGTTTCAGGTAATTTCAGTCCACAAAATTTAATTAATGATCCAAGAGATATTTCAATTTTATGTCAGAGTGTTCAATTGCCGGGCAGAAATATAAGTACCTTTGATCATCAAGATTATAAACAATCAAATAAGTTTCCATATACATTCATTGATGAAGATATTACTATAACATTTTTATTAACGAATGATTATTATATGAGAAAAATGTTCGACAATTGGATGTCGAATATATTTAGTACTGATGCTTATGTTGTTGGTTATAAAAAAGATTACTCTGTTGATGTAATCATACAACAATTAGATCAGAATAATACACCTGTTTATGGTGTTAAATTAGAAAAAGCATTTCCAATTAATATGGATGCAATTGAATTAAATCAAGAAACACAGGACTTGATTAGAATGAGTGTGACCTTTGCGTATGATAAATACGTACCAGAAGGACCTTTAAGTAGTACTGTAAGTGCTATCAGGTCTGCACTGGATATATTTGGATAATATTATAGGAGATTATAAAAATGGCATTGCCACAATTGAATACGACGAGATATGTAACACGTATACCGTCATTAGATAAAGAGGTCAATTTTAGACCTTACCTCGTAAAAGAGGAAAAAATTCTTATGATTGCTATGGAATCTCAAGATCAAAAGCAAATTGTAAGAGCTGTTAAAGATGTAATTAAATCATGTATATTAGATGATATTGATGTTGAAAAGCTTGCTATGTTTGATATTGAAGCTTTATTTTTAGCTTTAAGATCAAAATCAGTAGGCGAAAAAGTTGATGTACGACTTAAATGTAAAAGTTGTGAACAACTTACTGATGTTAATATTAACTTAGATGATATTCGACTAGATGAAAAGAAAGTTGATAATATCATTAAACTTACTCAAGATGTTGGTGTTGTAATGAGATATCCAGCAATTGATGATGTTGAAGGTATGAATCAAGAAGGTGGAATCAAAGAAATGATGAAACTCATTGGTAAATGCGTTGATAGTATATATGATGCTGATAATGTATATGATAAAGGTTCATATACTGAAAAAGAACTTGAAGAATTTTTTGATAACTTAAATAGTGAGCAATTTAAAAAAATTACTGAGTTCTTTGAAAACTTACCAACAATTGTACATAATGTAAAATTTGATTGTGTAAGTTGTAAAGAAAATAATGATGTTGAGCTAAAGGGTCTTGCAAGTTTTTTTACCTAGGCCTCTCGCACGATAGTCTTGTAAACCATTATAGGACTAATTTTGCAATGATGCAACATCATCATTACAGTTTGACAGAACTTGATAATATGTTGCCGTGGGAGAGGGAGATATACATCGCTCTACTACAGGATTGGATTAAAAAAGAAAATGAACGTATTAAAAACGAAAATAGGAGAAGATAATGGCTGAAGGACAAGACAATAGTCGTAACGAAGTTGAAATAGATTTAGATAAATATATGGCTTTGATTGATAAACTCGATCAAGCTGAAGATACAATTAAAGATATGCAACTTGAAGCTGCTGAAGCGAAGAAAAGACTTGCTCCACCACAAAGAA